GGCCAGACGCTGACGGCCACACGCTTGGGGGCTAGTACGAGGAACCGACTGACATGGCCGCTGGTCAGCATGGCCTGCATGGCCGTCAGCGTGATGGCGGTCTTGCCTGCCCCGACCGGCGCCAGGATCATGGCGCAATCGTTGGCGAACAAGAAGTCCGCCGCCTCATTTTGGTAGGGACGTAAATTCATCAACCTGCTCCTTAGTCCACAGCACTGTGTACTTCTGCTTGAGCCGCGCCATGTCGGCGGCGAAGACTTTCTGTAGCGCAGACAGCCGACCGCCGATGGTCTTAACCTCCACGAACCAGACCGTGCCGTCAGGCAGGACGATGATGCGGTCGGCTGCGCCGCCGTGGCCGCGCCACTTGTACGCTATGCCGCCAAGCGCCTTGACGCGCTTGACGAGGTAGGCTTCAATGTGTTTTTCCATGTGATGAACTTTAGCACAGAAAAAAATATTTGCACAAGATTATTTTCGTGCTACTATTCGTTCACCCAATCCGGGTAACAACGAAAGTAAAGTCCATGAAGATCGAATTCTCCCGCGCCGAAATCGAGCGCATCATCCTGGCTCACGCCAACTCCCTCATCGAAGGCTACAGCTTTAACGAGATCGATACTCGCTACAGCAACATCCCTTCAATCATCACCGTCTCGAAGAAAGAAGAAGAAGATGCAGCACAGTAAGATTGTTGGCGGCTCGACCGCCAAGCGTGTGATGGCCTGCCCCGGCAGTGTGGCGCTGGTCGCCAAGATGCCGCCCCAAGTCGAGAACAAGTACATGGCCGAGGGTACGGCCCTGCACTCTGCCATCGACTACTTAGTCAACGACGGTGACGCCAGCCCGTACAGCCTGCTGGGCAAGACCTTTAACGGCGTCGTGTTGGGCGACGACCACTGCGAGAAGCTGAAGTCGGCGCTGGCGCTGCTGAACGAAGTCGACCCCAAGGAGGAGATGAACTTTGCCACCGAAACCCGTGTCGGTTTCGGCGATCTGCTGCCGGGCGTGTTTGGCTCGACCGACCTTATCGGTCGAATCGGCAACCGCGCCGTCGTGCTGGACTGGAAGTTTGGCGACGGCGTGATCGTCGACGCCGAGGAGAACGCCCAGTTGATGTTCTACGCTGCGGCTGCCATGCGGACGCAAGAGTCGGCCTGGGCGTTTGATGGTGCGACTGAGGTAGAGTGCGTCATCATCCAGCCGCCGATGGTTCGGCGATGGGTGACTACGCCCGAGCGCATTCGGCAGTTTGAGCGCGATCTGGTGCAGGCCGTCAAGCAGTCGTCCTTTCCTGACGCGCAGCTTACGGTGGGCGACCACTGCCGGTTCTGCACCGCCAAGCCTATCTGCCCTCAGATGACAGGCGCTGCCGACCGGGCGCTGGCGACGACGTTGGACAATTTAGACGCGGGAAAAATTAGCACCTACTTAAAAAACGCGGATTTGTTGGAGACTTGGATTTCCAGCCTGCGGGAGTTGGCGCTCTCCATGATGGAGTCCGGGGCCAATCTGCCCGAGTACAAGTTGGTCGCCAAGCGGGCGATCAGACAATGGACTGACGAGGACAAGGCCAAGGTCGCCCTGTTCGCGTTGGGCCTTGACGAATCTGAGGTGATGGAGACTTCTATCATGTCGCCAGCGAAGGTCGAGAAGGCGCTCAAAAAGCGCAAGATCGCCCTTCCTGCCGATGTGGTGGTCGCCATCAGTTCAGGTAACACTTTGGCAAGCGCGGATGATCCGCGCCCCGAGGTGATCCTCTTGGGTAAGCAGTTGACTGCCGCCCTTTCTAAACTGCAATAAAGGTAATCATGAGTAATCTTTCAGTGTTCTCAAAAGCTGGTCTGCCAGCTATCAGTACCCTCTCTACCGCTCTCAAAAGCATGGCCGTGTCGGCGGCTGGCCCATCCGGTGTTGTCATCCTCAAGATGGACAAGACCGGCCACTGGGTGTTCGGCGCTGACCAGACCGAGGTCGAGGATGACTCGACCTGGGCCGTTAATCCCTTCTCTTTCGTCCACGGCTTTATCGCCTGGGGCGACGGTGAGGTACTTGGCGAGAAGATGGTCGCCGTCAGCCAGCCGCTGCCGGAGATTGAAGACGCGCCCCCATCAGCCAAGCGTGGCTGGGAGCAGCAGATTGGCATGAGCCTCAAGTGCCTGTCAGGTGACGACAAGGGCATGGAAGTGCGCTACACCACGACCTCGGTCGGCGGTAAGCGTGGCGTCCAGGCTATTGCCGCCGCGCTGGCCGAGCAGGTTGATGTTGATCAGACCAAGCCTGTGGCCGTTGTCAAGCTGAAGAAGGATCACTACCAGCACAAGTCCTACGGCAAAATCTACACTCCGGTGTTTGAGATTATCGAATGGGTAAGCATGGATGGTGAGCCTGAAGTCGAGGCACCGGCACCAGCCGGGCGCCGCCGTCGCGTAGCGTAATCGCTTCCTGATGCCCATTCGCAAGAGTGGGCATTGGAAAATGATCTGGCTTGATTTTGAAACCCGCTCCACCTGCGACCTTAAAAGTCGCGGCGTCTATAACTACGCGCAGGACTTGACGACCGAGGTTCTGTGCATGAGTTACGCCGTCGACGATGGCGAGGTTGTGACTTGGCTGCCCGGCCAGCCCCTGCCTGACTTTACCGGCCACCGCATCATGGCCCATAACGCCGCCTTTGAGCGGCTGATCTGCTGGTACGTTCTACAGAAAAATTACCCCCTAGAATCTTTCTACTGTACGGCAGCGCAGGCCCGCGCCAACTGTGCGCCGGGGTCGCTGGAAGACGCCGGGCGCTTCATGGGCGCGTCAATGAAGAAGGATCACCGGGGCGCTGCCCTAATCCGCAAGATGTGCGTACCGCCTTACCAGGAGTCGGCTGAGTTGACCGCCGAGATGGTGGCGTACTGCGAACAGGACGTCCGGGCGATGCGGGCCATCAGTCAGGCCATGCGCCCGCTGTCGGACGAGGAACTGGCCGACTACCATGTCAACGAGCGCATCAACGACCAGGGCGTTCTGGTCGATGTGCCGCTCTGCCGCGCAGCGGTGTCCTACGCCGCCACAGAGGCCGCTGAGATCGCCGAGATCGTCAAGGAGGTGTCGAAGGGTGAGCTTGTCTCTGTTCGCAGTCCTAAGATGCGCCAGTGGGTTTGGGATCGTGTCGGCCCCGAGGCCCGCGCCCTGATGACCAAGGACGACAAGGTCAGCATTGACAAGACCGTCCGCGCTAACCTGCTGAACTGCGACGGAGTGCCGCCCGACGTTCAGGAGATCATCCAGTGCGCCGACGACCTGTGGGCGTCCAGTGTAGCCAAGTTCAACCGCTTAGCCCAACTGGCCGACGAGGAGGACAGCCGCGTCCGGGGCGCGTTTGTGTTCGCAGGCGGCAGCGCCACTGGCCGCGCCAGCAGCTACGGCGCCCAGGTTCACAACTTCACCCGCAAGGTCGCAAAGACCCCCGAGGATGTCCGCGCCGCCATGTGCCGGGGCCACGCCATCGTCCCCAAGTTCGGCAAGCGCGTCACCGACGTTCTGCGGGGGATGCTGCGCCCCGCGCTGATCCCGGCCAAGGGTCGGCAGTTCGTCGTCGCGGACTGGTCGTCCATTGAGGCTAGGGTTAACCCTTGGTTGTCTGGTAAGGGTCAGGCCAAGCTGGACGTTTTTGAGTCTGGCCTAGACCCGTACATCGTCAACGCATCTGGCACCTTCAACCGTACCTATGACGACATTAAGGCCGAGTACGACCGCGACGGCGAGTCCGCGCAGCGCCAGATCGGCAAGGTTCAGGAGTTGGCCTGCGGCTTTGCTGGCGGCGTCGGCGCGTTCGCGTCGATGGCCCGCATCTATAGTGTGCGCCTGTCCGAGGCCGACTCTAAGCGGATGGTCGACGCATGGCGCCGCAACAATCAGTGGGCGGTCGGCTTCTGGTCGCAGCTTGAGCAGCAGTACACCAGGGCGATGCGGAACCGGGGGCAAGAGTTCACCGCCGGGCGGATAACTTACCTGTTCGACGGCCTGCATCTCTGGTACGCTCTACCTTCTGGCCGGGTGCTATGCTACCCCTTCGCCCGGCTGGAGGACGACGGCATCAGCTACGCCAAGGCAGCGTGGAAGCCTGCCCAGGACGCCACCGAGTGGCCCCGCGCCCGACTTTGGAAAGGCTTGGCCTGTGAGAATGTCACCCAGGCTGTCGCTAACGATCTGCTGCGCTACGCGCTGCGCCAGCTTGACGATGTGGTTCTGCACGTTCACGACGAGATCGTCGTCGAGGGCGGTTCAGAGGAGGAAGTGCGTAGAGTGATGACTACGCCGCCAGCATGGGCCACCGGCCTGCCGCTGGCTTGTGGCATCAAGACGATGCCGCGTTACGGCAAATAAAAACGCCGCCCGGTCAGGGGCGGCGCAAAGGATGACAACGTGCAATTTCTAGAGTTTATCACTAAGCTGGCGCCCGAGGGCGAGACAATGCTACTTGTGCGCCAAAAACCACAGTTGCGTGGCGGCGAACGGCAGTATCACGCCGACGGGGCCGTCAAGGCCACTTGGCCCTCGTACCTGCCGTCCCACGGCGTCCGTGAGGGCGAGGCATGGTACGGCAACACAGCGTCGTTCATCGTCGATCGTTTCGAGGAGGGGCGCGTGTCGGCGTCGTCGGCCAACTGCGAGTACTGCGCGGTGATGGTGCTGGACGACATCGGCACCAAGAGCAAGACCCCGCCGCTGCCGCCGACTTGGATTATGGAGACCTCGCCCGGCAACTACCAGTACGGCTACGTCTTCAGCGAACAGCCGCCCAAGGGCGAGTTCGCCGCCGCCATCAAGGCCATCGCCGCTGCGGGCTACACCGACCCCGGCGCCTGTAACCCCGTCCGCAACTTCCGCCTGCCCGGTTCGATCAACCTCAAGCCTGACAAGGCCGAGTTCGCGTCAGTCTTAGTCGAGTTCCACCCCGAGCGCGAGTACCTGCTGGCCGACATCTGCGCCGCCCTTGAGGTGACGCCCGGCCCGGCTGAGTCCTCCGGCCCCCGCCCGATACGAATGGCCGACGATGGCGCCGACGATGTGCTGGTCTGGCTGTCGGGCCAGGGTCTGCTGCTGTCGCACCCCAACGCCGAGGGCTGGGCGGGCGTCATCTGCCCTAACGCTGCCGAGCATACCGACGGCAACCCAGAGGGCCGCTATATGCCCCTTAACCGGGCGTTCTGCTGTATGCACGGCCATTGCGTCGATCTGGACAGCAACACCTTCATGCAGTGGGTCGCCGACCAGGGCGGCCCCCGCCACGCCCCCGGCCTGCGCGACGAACTGATGGCCGCGCACCTTGAACTGGCCCTCGCCAAGATCAAACCCAGCGCCGCTTACCCTGACGCCGCTGCTGAGATCATCGCCGAAGTTGAGCAACGCGAGCTGGGCCGGGTCGAGAAGTCGGGTTGGTATCAGCGTTTTGCGTACCTTCAGAACGACGAGGCGTTCTTTGATATGCAAGACCGTCGCGAGATACCGCGACAGACTTTCAACGCCCTGTTCCGGCACATCAAGTGCGTGTCGATTCACTCCACCGGCAAGGCCGCCCGCAGAATCGAGGCGTCGGTCTGTTTCGACGAGAACCGGCAGGCCGCTGGCGCTAAGTCGCTGGTCGGCATCACCTTCGCCGCTGGCGAGTCTGTGCTGGTGTCGCGTGATGGGCTGGTTTACGGCAACCGCTGGCGCGACGCCCGCCCGACGCCTGTGGCCTGCGATGTCAGCATTTGGCTACGCCATCTGGAGCGCATGGTTCCCCTCGACTTTGAGCGTGAGCATCTCCTCAACGTGCTGGCCCATAAGGTGCAGTATCCCGGCCATAAGATCAACCATGCCGTGCTGTTGGGCGGCAAGCCAGGGTCTGGCAAGGATACCCTGCTGGCCCCGTTCTTTTGGGCCATTGGCGGCCCGGCTAAACTGAACTGCGCGCTGGTCAAAAATGAAGACCTGACGTCGCAGTGGGGCTACGGGCTGGAGTGCGAGGTCATGGAGATTGCCGAACTGCGCCAGAGTGAGGCCCGTGACCGCCGGGCGTTGGAGAACCATCTTAAACCTGTCATCGCCGCCCCGCCCGAGTACTTGCCGGTCAATCGTAAAGGACTGCACCCCTACATGGCCCTTAATCGTGTGCTGGTCGTGGCCTTCAGTAATGAGCGCGTGTCCATATCGCTGCCCTCTGATGACCGCCGCTGGTTTGTCCTGTGGGCCGCTGCCGACCGCCTGCCCGAGGCCGACGCCGTGGCCTTATGGAACTGGTACGTCCACCGGGGCGGCTTCGCGGGCGTGGCGGCGTGGCTGATGGCCCGTGACGTGTCCGCTTTCAATCCGTCGGCCCCGCCGCCCATGACCGAGGCCAAGGCCATCATGGTCGAGGCGGGTATGAGTACCGCCGAGTCTGTGCTGGTCGAGATGATGCGCGAGCGTCGCGGCCCGTTCGCCCAGGGCGTGATCGGCTCGCCATTCCACATTATCTGTGACCGTGTCCAGGGGTCGGGCGCCGTGGCCCCCGGCATTAAGATTGTCCAGGGCGCGCTGTTCCATGCGTTCCGCGAGGCCGGTTGGGTCGATATGGGCCTGATTCATTCCCGAGACTTCAACTCTAAGAAGCATATTTTCGTGGCGCCTGAACTGGTCAACATGAGTCGGTCGGAGATGCGCCGGACGGTCGCATGAGAAAAGGCCCCTAGGGGCCTTTTTTTATAGGTTCAGCAGCAGGGCCATCAAGGCGGCTACTAGGGCCGCTATGAGCATAGTTCCACCTCCATGCTGTCTTCGCCCTGCGGCACGCTCACGCGGTCGCTCAGGCCCTCGTAGAAGCCCACTAGGTTAGCGTCACCGTAGGGCGCCGCATGGTTCTTAAACAGGCGCCCCTCCGAGTTGAGGCCATAGTACTGCGCGACATAAGCTGCCGTGCTGAGTGTGGCGCCTTCGGTCGGGTACATACGCCGCTCCGGGCCTTTGCTCTTGACCGGCTTATGCTTACCGGTGAGTTTGAGAATGTCGGACATGAATGTATGCCGGTCATCTCGCACGGTATAGCGGGCGCGGCCTAGTGTAATGGTTTTCATGGTTTCATACTCCAAAAATAGTAAATGAACGGCCCGCCCCATATGGCAGCGCCGATGACGGCTTGCGTGATAGTCCACAAAATGCGTTTCATATCGTGCAGCACCCGCAGCATGGGGCGTCCTCGCAACGTCCCCGGGGATTACGGAAGAACGTGCTGGCGCCGCTCTCACCGTAGAACGTGACTGCAAAATCGCCCGGCTCTGCAATCCACGCTTTACGGGTCACAGTGTCAAACTGTATTTCATCACCCGGGTTGATGCGGGCGCCCGTGATAGCGTCGCGCCCGGGATATCGGGCATTCATAGTCTTAATCATAAATCACCCCATTGGCTAAAATTTTGGTTAGGTTAGCTGCCGGTACGTGGCGCACATTAGAGCCGTCAATGTGACGATTCCAAGTGCCCATAAAGTCGACAGAAACCACCGGCCCGTTGACGTCAACCACGCGCCCACGCGCATCCGCCACGCGCTTATCGCATCCGAGTCGGCGGATAACGTCGCGATGAAAAGTAACTTTATCGCCGACAGAAAATTTAATCATTTGTTAATCCAGTTGTGTGTGTCGATATCGTCGTATGCGCCCAGCATGGCGTCGGTCAATTGGTCGCGGGTTACCGATGGGTCTTCCGCGACCGCCTCACGCCAGCCGTTGTTCGGGTCTAGTGAGTCGGCGAAATCAAGTAGCTGGGGGATGCTGTAATGGCGCAGCATATCGGATAAGGTGGTCATATTGTCTCCAATAGGTGGCATGATTGCCCGTCAGGCGCCGCCCGGGCGCCTGACAGTCCGTCACGCTGCAGCTATCGCGATGGTGCGGCGCGCATGGCCCGCAGCATGGTCGGCGATGACGATATCGCGCGCCTTGATTGACGTACCGGCGCAAAGAGTACATTTGGCGCAAGTTGACTTGCGACCGGCTTCGGCGCTGGCAGGGCAAATAGCTTCGCCGGGTTGGACGTCGACGCCTTGACTCACGCGAAAAACCCTCATGCCAAGTAGATTGGCTTTGGCGGCCTGATCGATGGTATCGGCACTAGCCATGACGAGCGGCGCCCATGCGTCAACGTCAAACCCTACGCTATCCCATTGATGGGTATAACCCCTACGTCCGGCGGCATAGCGGGTTATTTGATTCCACATTTGAACGGGAGCGGCCGCGCCGTCGCCGTAAGTACCGATACGTACAATTTTGCCCGCTAATGCGGCCGCAATGGTGGCCGGATCGGCTTTAACGTACCGCCCGCGCAGGTATGCGCCATACACTGCCAGCACAGATTTTGCGACCTGTACATAGCATGGCGCCTTACCGTTTTTCTTTGCTTTGATTGGGCGGTGTTCACACTGGCCGCATACGCTCGCGTCATCGCCAGTTTGAAGCGCTTTAACTGGATTGATATCCGAGCGGATGATAAATGACTGAACTATCGCGCCGGTCTTCGCATTTTTGCTACCGTCGATTTTGTTGACGATGACTACGATCGGTTTGCCATCAATAAGTGATGGGCCCTCGTATGCGATGTAACCTAAGATTTTCATACTGTACTTTATTGTTTGATGCCGGATTGCATCGCATAGCGGCCAGTGTGGCCGCTATACGCTGGAATCAGGCTTCGGCGCGGTCTTGATCTCTTGCAGCCAGCCAGCCGGCAAACCAATCGACAAGTTCTTGCGTCATCTCTGGATATGGTGTAGCTGCATATCCGTCGATACCGTCTGCATATGCTTCGCGACCTTCGCTGAACTCTAAAGTGTGGCGCATGGTGTAGTCCTATTTGTTGCATGGCGATGTTGCCATGGTTGATAGTGTAACCGATAAAGTTACAGCACGACATCTTTTTGCTAGGTACTTTCCCTAATACGTGTGTGGGTCATGTGTGTCGGACTGTGGGTGACGTGTGGGTGACGACGTGAGCCTAGTCCTGCCCAATGAAAATGCCCGTTTGTGTGTCATGTGTGTCATGTATTTGATTAGACTTATGAAAGTTTATATACTGTATATATATACAGTAGTTTGTAGTACAGGAACTAGGACTGCGACGCAATCGCGCAGAAAGTTTTGCGGCTGAAAAAAAGATGACACACATGACACACACTGCCCACACGCCAGTTTTTGCGGCAAAAAAAAGAGCGTAGCCGCGACCAAAACAGCCTAAAAACGACACAAACTATCCCAAAAAAGACATAAAAACCTATTTGTGGGCAGTGTGGGCAGTCCAACACAATGGCACACACTGCCCACACGACTGCCCACACGACTGCCCACACGACTGCCCACACGACTGCCCACATGTGTGTCATGTGTGCCACACGGTCACATGACCCACATGACACACACTTTGCGCCCTGGTAGCGCGTGCCGTGCGCCCTGGTAGCGCGTGCCGTGTGTTGGCACACACTGCCCACACGCTGGCGGTCGGGCGGCGGTCGGGCGGCGGTCGGGCGGCGGTCGAGGCGGCGGTCGGGCGGCGGTCGAGGCGGCGGTCGGGCGGCGGTCGGGCGGCGGTCGGGTGGCGGTGCCGAGGGGGGGGGAGGGCCGACGGCTTGAGGCCACGGCTACGGAGCGCCCGCAGACAATTTTTTGCAGACAATTTTTTGCGTAAAATTTTTATTTTTTGTGATATAAACCCGACATGGTCTCATTCCCGCTATCAATTCGAGAGCTAAAAGCAACAGAGTCGCGCTTACAGGCCGTGTACGACGCAGCAAAGCTGGGCCTGCGCGGCGAGACACTAGCGCTTGCAGCCGGTATGCTGCCGCAAGAGTTTATGACGCTGAGTAACTTTGATCCGGTCGTGAACATGGCCGCAATGAAAGGCAAAGCCGACGGCGAACGCGAGATGGCAGAGATACTGCACACCGCCGCCCGAGGCGGCGACGCCAAGGCGGCGCTAGAGATACTGAAGCATCAACACGGCTGGGTCGCCAAGCAGGCCATCTCAGTAGAGATCGACCAACGCATATCCATAACCCAGGCGCTGGCAGAGGCAGAACGGCGCGTCATAGAAATCATAGATGCAGACCACAATCTACCAACCTGAAGACGAACAAGAACTCATGGCCCGGCTGTGGAGTCCGGCGCTCAAAGACAACCCACTAGCGTTTGTGCTGTACCTGTTCCCCTGGGGGCGCAAGGGTACGCCGCTGGAACACTTCACTGGCCCGCGCAAATGGCAGCGCGAGGTGCTGCAAGATATTGCCGACCATATTAAGAAGAACAAGGGCGTCGTCGACTACTCGGTATTGCAAGAGGCAGTATCTAGCGGACGGGGTATCGGCAAGTCGGCGTTGGTCAGTTGGCTAACTATATGGATGATATCGACGCGAATTGGCTCGACAACCATTATTTCGGCCAACTCGGAAAACCAGTTACGCTCAATTACCTGGGCGGAGATAACTAAATGGCTGGCTATGGGACTAAACAGCCACTGGTTTGAGGTAAGTGCCACCCGAGTAGCCCCCGCAAAGTGGTTAACTGAGTTAGTTGAGCGCGATCTGAAGAAGGGTACTAGGTATTGGGGCGTAGAAGGCAGGTTATGGTCTGCTGAGAACCCCGACGCCTATGCTGGTGTGCACAATTTTGACGGTGTGCTGGTGATTTTTGACGAGGCGAGTGGTATTGACGACTCGATTTGGTCGGTCACTGGTGGATTCTTCACGGAAAACACGCCGAATCGTTTCTGGCTGGCGTTTTCTAACCCACGGCGCAACACGGGGTACTTTTACGAGACTTTTCACTCAAAGCGGGACTTTTGGGCGACTAAGGTGGTAGATGCGCGGACGGTGGAGGGGACGGACAAGGCGGTTTATGAGCGGATCATTGCGGAGTACGGGCCGGACAGTGCCCAGGCGCACGTTGAGGTGTATGGTGAGTTCCCACGGGCGGGGGATGACCAGTTTATACCGTCGGATATTGTGGATGAGGCAATGAAGCGGCCTAAGTACAAGGATGGGACGGCCCCGATCATTATTGGCGTTGACCCGGCGCGGTTTGGGGCGGATGCGACTGTGATTGCGGTACGGCAAGGGCGGGATATTGTTGCGATCAAGAAGTACCGGGGGGATGACACCATGACGGTGGTGGGGCATATCATTGAGGCGATTGAGGAGTACAAACCTGCGCTGGTGGTGATTGATGAGGGTGGGCTGGGTGCGGGGATTGTGGATAGGCTTAAGGAGCAGCGGTACAAGATCAAGGGTGTGAACTTTGGGAACAAGTCAAAAAACCCGATAATGTATGGAAATATGAGGGCGCAGATGTGGGGGGATATGAAAGCGTGGTTGAAATCTGCTAGTATTCCGCACGATAGGTTTTTGAAGACAGACCTGATTTCGCCCTTGATGAAGCCTGATTCACGGGGTACGATCTTCTTGGAGAGCAAGAAAGAGATGAAAGCACGGGGGTTAGCCAGTCCAGATGCTGCGGATGCTATCTGTGTGACGTTTGCTTTCCCTGTGGCGCATCGTGAGTATCGTGAGGCGACCCCTCGCAGGTACTCTGACTATTCGGCGGTATCAACTGGATGGATGGGATCATGAAAACATCAAAACCTGGCAAGAAATGATGGCTGACTACACAGGCATCAACAAGGTCGGTCAGGTTGCCAATGTTGGCGGGGGGCCGGGCGAGCAAGACGACCAGCGCGATATGTTGGCGACGATGCGCTCACGCCTTACTATGGCGGTGGATGCCTACAGCGATTCGCGCAGCAACGAACTGGATGACTTGCGGTTCATGGCGGGTAGCCCGGACAATCAGTGGCAGTGGCCTGCTGACGTATTGGCGACTCGCGGCGCTGTCCAAGGGCAGACGATCAACGCCCGTCCTTGCTTGACCATTAACAAGCTGCCGCAGCACGTTCGCCAAGTCACCAACGACCAGCGCCATAACCGTCCAAGCGGTAAGGTTATCCCTGCCGACGAGATTGGCAATACGGAGATGGCGGAAATCTTCAACGGCATCGTGCGGCACATTGAATACATCAGTGACGCTGACACGGCCTACGACACGGCTTGCGAAAACCAGGTTACCTACGGTGAAGGCTATATACGTGTTTTGACTGAGTATTGCGACGAGAACAGCTTTGACCAAGACCTGAAGATTGGCCGGGTTCGGAATTCTTTCTCGGTGTTCATGGATCCCGCTATCCAAGACCCATGCGGTGCGGATGCGCGGTGGTGCTTTGTTACGGAGGACGTACCCAAGGACGAGTACGAGCGCCTGTACCCGGATGCCGCGCCGATTAGCAGCTTGCAGTCCCTTGGCATTGGCGACCAAGACCTGACGCAATGGCTGCGGGATGAGACGGTGCGGATTGCTGAGTATTTCTACATTGAATACAAGCCTGAGACGCTGAACCTGTACCCCAACAACATCACGGCGTTCAACAACACGCCTGATGACAAGCAACTGAAGGCACTCTACGGCAAGCCGTTAAAGAACCGGGTTGTGCAGCGGCAGAAGGTTTGCTGGGTCAAAACCAACGGTTACGAGGTGCTGGAGAAGCGCGATTGGGCTGGTAAGTACATTCCCATCGTGCGCGTTGTCGGCAACGAGTTTGAGGTTGACGGGCAGATTTATGTCTCCGGTCTGGTGCGTAATGCCAAGGACGCCCAGCGGATGTACAACTACTGGGTGAGCCAAGAGGCCGAGATGCTGGCCTTGGCACCCAAAGCACCGTTCATTGGCTACGGTGGTCAGTTTGAAGGGTATGAGTTGCAGTGGAAGACTGCCAACACCACCAACTGGCCGTATCTGGAAGTCAATCCAGACGTTACAGACGGCGCTGGTGCAACTCTGCCACTACCCCAGCGTGCGCAGCCACCAATGGCGTCTAGCGGCCTTTTACAGGCCAAGTCTGGCGCTTCTGAGGATATCAAAGCAGCGACCGGGCAGTACAACGCTAGTTTGGGCATGGCTGGCAACGAGCGCAGCGGAAAAGCCATTCTTGCTCGACAGCGCGAGGGTGACGTTGGCACTTACCATTACGTTGACAACTTGGCCCGGGCCATTCGCTATGTGACTCGCCAACTGGTGGACATGATCCCTAAAATCTACGACACCCAGCGGGTGGCTCGAATTATTGGCGAGGATGGCGTTACCGACATGGCAAAGATTGACCCGTCGCAGCCGGAGCCGGTCAAGCGGATTGTCGATCAGCAGGGTATTGAGATCGACAAGATTTACAACCCCAACGTCGGCAAGTACGATGTGGTGGTGACTACCGGCCCAAGCTACAGCACCAAGCGGGTGGAGACTCGGGAAGAAATGTCGAACCTGCTGCAAGGCAACCCGCAACTGTGGGCTGTGGCTGGTGACCTGTTTGTCAAGAACATGGACTGGCCTGGTGCTGATGAGTTGGCTAAACGGCTGGCTAAGACCATCGACCCCAAACTCATGGGTGATGACAACGACCCAGCCCTGCAAGCCGCAAATATGCAGATGCAGGCTATGGGTCAGGAAATGCAGCAGATGCAAGAAATGCTGCAAAACGTCCAGCAGTCGATGGAAGCGCAAGAACTGCAAATCAAGCGGTTTGACTCTGAGGTCAAGGCATACGATGCTGAAACCAAACGCATCAGTGCGGTGCAGGCCGGTATGACTGAGCAGCAGATTCAAGACATTGCTATGGGCGTGGTTGCCGCGGCAATGGAATCGCAAGGCGGTCAAATGCCGGATATGCCAGAGCAACAGATGGACGTTGAAGGAGCCATGCAATGACTGCCGCGCAACTGATGGGCATACTGTTTTTGGGCCGGAATGTGGCTCATTCGGTGCATTTGAACACCCGCAGCTACTCTAAGCACATGGCGTTGAACACGTTTTACGACAGCGTGATTGATGTGGCGGATGCGTTTGCGGAAGCCTACCAAGGCCGAAATGGCCTAATTGGCCCCATTGCAATACCTGCCGCCAAGAAGACGACCAACATTATTGAGTTCCTGCAAGACCAACTTGCAGAGATTGAAAAGGGTCGATACGATGTGTGCGACAAGTCTGACTCTACGTTGCAGCAATTGATAGATAATATCGTTGAACTGTACCTAACTACCCTCTATAAACTCCGCTTTCTGGCGTAAATTATGCAAATCAGTGGCGCAATTGCTGAGTCGGTAAAGCTAAACAGCGCGGATGGTGAACCCATCACCGACCTGAATCCATTACCTACAACAGGTGGTGGTGGTGGCGGAAGCGCTTTGTCAGATACAGTGTTCCAAGATAGCACTGGTCAATTGTTTGTTTACCGCGATACGGGAACTGGCGTACCGAATGCGTATTCCATTCCTGGTTGGGCATTGTACGTTCCAGTTGGTGCTGTTACCACTTCCAATGCGACGGAAGAATCAACACAAGACATGATTCTGCTGTTGACTCGGATGCTGAACTATTTGAACGCACCGATGGGTTACGACAAATCGTTACAACGGGCAAGGCAGACGGCTATCATTGAGTCAGGAACAGTCACTACGGTTGGCACGGTCAGCAACGTAGCTAACCAGACGCTAATCGGCGGCGTTCAAGCTCAGATATTGGTCAACGGCGGCAACATGGCTGCATGGCAGGCGGCAGTTAGAGCAAGGATTACATAATGGCAAATACGTTTAAAAAAGTCATTGACCGACTGATGTGGGCGCAAGTCGCCCCCGCACCTAATGCCAGCGCTGCGGCTACCTCGGTTGTATCTGACTTGCGCTCTGGGGTATCACGCAATCCGTTTGTCTACAACTTGGTCAGTGCCACGGTGCTGAACAGATACAACATCGTTACAAAAGCCTGGAACTTTATTCAGAGCCCGGCATTGGCTGGCACCTTTGGCGCTGGTTCGGCAATAACTTTTGCCCCGTCGCTGGGTCTGGTTGGCACCATTGCTGCCGGTGCGACGACAAGCTCGGTCACGCTGTCTACAGCCCTGCCAACAGCGGTTGGCCTCAATATGTTGGCAAACAGGGGCGGCTCTGGTGAGTACGGCTTCAAGCTGCGGATTACTGATACGACCGCTGGAAAGACTGAAGAACGCTACATCACCGGCAACAGCGCCAGCACTACGCCAACAATCCAAGTGCTTTCGGCTTTCACCTTTACCCCGGCTACTGGCGCAAGATACGAAATCATTGCTGGCCGTTTGTTTATGCTGGGTGCAGGAACAACTGCGTCAAACATCTGGCGGTCACTTGAGGTTGCAACAAACACGCTATCTACCGGCCTGACCACCACCAACCTGCCAGCAACGATTGCCACCGATAGCAGCATCATGGTGCTGGACGAGCAATATGTACCTTATGACTGCACTCCAGGCGATGGGATGATAAAAGGTGCATTTGTCTACGATACCGGGATTGAAGCTAGAACCGCACTGACGGCAACAGCATCAGGCGCAAGCACACTGACCGGCCAAGCTACCAATGGTGATTCCGTAGTGGCAGTCAACGAGTATCGAAACTTCCAGATCAGGATTGTGCAAGACACGGTGACGCCTGCGGCTGTTGGTCAGCGCCGAATCATTGCCAGCCACACAGTTGGCCCCAGCCCTGTTTACACGACAGGCACGGCATGGACAACCCAGCCATCTTCAAGTGCCAAGTTTGTCATCGAACTGCCCAACCTGCTGCTGTTGCGTTCAAGCGGCACTACAACGGTCTACACCTACAACTATGGCGATGCCACGGTTAACAACGGCACGAACAACATTGTGGCCGGTGCGTGGTCAACCACCTACTTTGGCGTGGCCCCGGCTGCTAACGCTTCAGGCGGTATGTGGGCGCCATCGTTTGGTATTCGCCCCGATGCTGGCAAAAACGCACGGCAATCGTTCTGCTATTTCTTCCGAGGCAGCGCAGTGACATTGGATGTACTGGACATTGCAGGCAGCATTACGGGTACGTGGACAAGCACGATCACCTATGACGGCTCAGTAGCCCTGACGGTAGGCACTTGCGGGTGTTTGGCACCATTTGAAAATGAAGGCAGGATGTTCTATATGAACATTTACGCGGCCTCCGCAATCAATCAAATGTACCGATTTGACGTTCAAAACCGGGTGTTGAGTCCGTTTACTCCGACCGACTTTTTGCAATCAGGCACGGCGGCACTTGGTCAACGAATGGCTGCGTACTGCGCGAATGACGGCACGGATACTTACGATGTAATTCTGCTGCAATCGCACTTGTCCACAGTTGCTCAAGAAATGGTGGTACTGGTATGAAGATGCAAGAACTAGTTACCTTGTTGTCAAACAAGTTATCATCTCTTAACAATGCCAAATCTACGGCTGTTGCCTCTGGCGATGTTGAGGCCGTCATTCGTTTGGATGTTGAAATCCAAGAAACGCAAGTTACCCTGAATACTTTGCAAGGAGCAATGTAAATGTCAATGAACTTAAAATCCATCACTACGCGTCTTGGATACCAGCAAATCACTTCACTTAGTTCGGCTACTGCTTTGACCGTGCCAACCCGCGACTTAAATGGCTTGTCTTGCAGGCCAAGCATTGCTTTGATTACCCCCGAAACCACCAATGTGCGCTGGCGTGATGATGATGTCAACCCGACAGCTTCAGTCGGTATGCCATTGGCAGCCGGTGTGACTTTGCAATACGACGGCGATCTGACCAAGATCAAGTTTATTGAGCAGACAGCCAGTGCCAAACTCAATGTGACCTATTACGCTTAAAGGTGCAACATGAACATAGTTAACGACAATCCTGGTGTAGATTACCTAGCTTACTTCACCACTCAAATGCCCAAAGATTTGGCGCAAATGGCTGCTCTGCGTGATGAACTCGCCAAGCGCCAGGGCGC